AGAATTGTGAACATACGGTTCTAACAATCGTTTCTTTTGCATATAACCCAACATCACTTGATCATTTTGGTATTTACTTAAAATGTATTCATCAAGTAATTTATCCAAAACCGTAACATTTGCACCTTTTGTTCTTGCTTCTGTGTAATTATTCAAAATAACATCAGGTGATTCAATGATAAATCTTCTGCCATAAGAATAATAATATTTAATTTCTTCACTATGCGCATTATCAACCCAATCAACAACCCAATTCGCTAGTGTATTATGCGCCCATTCAACTTTGTCAGCAAACCAACCTAATTTATTCATCACGGGTTGAACATCAATAAACCTTCCCGTTGCCGTTTCATTACGGGTTTGTGTCATTCTTCTTGTACCCCACATTGTTGAATCAATCAATTCTTCTGCATCTTTTAAATCATCATTATATCTTGACCACGTTTCCAAATCAGGAGAAACATAACCTTCTAAATTTGGAGTAACAATTGCATCATCTTCTCGTGGCATTGGCAATGTTGTGATGTCGGTTACATCATTAATTCTAATTTCGCCCTTTCCATTGCATTGGCTACAATAATCATCACCGGTCTTACCTGTTCCTTGACAACTTCTACATTCTTTTACATATCTCCAATGTCTTGGGAATCCGTGTTGGAATTTATAAATTGTTCTAATTGATTTATCCCTTGCATAATCTTTTGCTAATTCAATAATTGGGTTTAATGCTGAATATCTAAATTCACTCCCCATTTCTTGAATGTCAGATAGTATTACTGCCGGTACACTTCCAAACATATGTTCAAATGTTCGTTCATAATCAACAATAAATTGGCTTCCGTTTTGAATTATTCGCCAATCTGTTTTACTGTCAACAACTCGCCAAATGTTTACAGATAAACCATTTGTAACCCTTGTTTCAGGTTCAAAAATAATGTACTTACAAATACTTCCATTTGATTTGTACGAACGTATGTCATAAATTGATTTATACGTTGGATAAATTTTCTTATCCTCGTAATATTCTAAAAATATAACGCCGTTAGGATCAGTATTTGCTAACCCAAAATAGTTCTCAGAAAGGTATTGTTTTATAGATTTTTGACCTTTGAAATCATTTAACGATTTGAAAACCTTTTGTTTCTTTGTTTCGCTTTCAATATCAATATGCATTGAACCACCTGATGCAGAAAAAATTGAATTCAAAGGTTGCATAACCCTATCAAATAAATCTCTGACATCTTTTGAATATCTTTTTCGTGCCATTGCACGGTCATTGCTTTCAATCTTTTCAATCTTTTCAATTAATACTTCTGAAAAGTTATTACCGGTTACTAAAGCATCTAAAATTTTATGCTGATGCCTTGAATCATCAACCCATCTTGGAAGCTGTAAATTGGATTCTATGATTCCTATAATTTCTTGTTCTGTGAATTCCATAGTAAAAATATTACAAATATACAAATTTTATCGATAATCTATTAATTCCATAGCAGCATAACCAAAAGCATCAGGAATGTGCGACCATTCGTGTCTTGGTGTTCCGCTTCTTTTGTCGTGCCACGCATAATTATTTAACGATTTTTGAACATTTAACGAACCCTTGTCAACAATAATTTGATAATCTTGAATTGTTTTTATTCTTCTGTTAACTGAACCCGCACCTTTTTTACATCTTCTTATATTTAACCCTTTATGCCATAAATCGTTAATTAACCTTTTATCAGCAGCATCCGCAATGATTAAATTACTACTCCCACAAATTTCAAATAATGCTTTGTGTAATTCATCTGAACCTAAACCATTTTTGTATAATTCTTCTTTCAAATAAATTGTTTTTGTGTTATGGTTTATGGCTGTTTTAATCAACGCATCAGGATCATCAAAACCAAAATCTAAACCATAAATATAATTTAAACTTTCATCAAAATCTCCAATTTCCCAATCTTCATAAATAACACCTTCAGCAACATCTTTGAAACCGCCTAATATTTCAAATTTATATTGTGACCACTTTTTGCGCAATTTGGCATCCGCTGTTTCTTTTTCATCTTTTGATAGCTTTTCATATTCATTGTAAGCATCTTCCAACATTTTAAATTCTTCAATGTTGTGTTGTGCCATATTATCAATATTATCTTTATACGTTGAATGGATATATAAAGTTTTATTTTTAACACCGTTAAACCCACTTGGAACAATGGCATCATAAAATTCTTCATAAATCCAATGTTCTTTTGTTGGAGGGTTAAAAACAATAATTGCTAAACATTGAACATCTTTTGCCCTCATTGACCTTTTAACCTTATTCCATTCATTATAAGATTCTAATTCTTCACCTTCTTCTGTTTGAAATACGCTGAAATTTTCTAATGATTTTAATTTGGCTGTTTCCGTACCTTTTGACGTTCTTTGACCGGTAATTGATATTCTCCCTTCACCACCTATTACAAAATAGGTTTTATTTGAAGCACTAAAAAATTGCTCATAACCTAAATCTTGCATACGACCTTCCAATGCTTCAGTAATTGAATTATCGGTTGTTGACATTGTTTGTCTTGTATACAAAATTCTATGATTATAATCTTTGGCTGCAATTGGATTCCAACAAGATAAAGCAAATGATTTTCCGGAATCACGACCACCCGAAATTAAAATGGTATCAACTTCAGCCAATTCAGACCAATATTTTTTATCAGGATCAGAATAATTTTTAAATTCTTTTGAATTGACAACATTCCAAGATTCAAGAATGTCAAACAATGGTTGATATGTTTTGGAAAAAGTTATTTCCACAGCAACGGTTAATCTTCGCTTTTGCCTTTAAAATTAATCACAACCCTGTCATCATTAATTTTATCACCTTTTGTTGTTATGTCAACATTGTTGGTTTCATTCCACCCCAATCTTGTTTTGGCTGCGTGAATAACTACTGATGGCACTTTATCTTTTATACATTCGTAATATTTTGATTTAATGAAATCAAGCTGCATATTTTCAATTTCATCAACTTTTTGTGCAAATTCCTCATCCTCACGAAGCCATCTATAATAGGTTGTTCTCGTGACATCAGAATTTTTTAAAGCTGTTGTGACAACGCCCAAACTACTCTCTAAAGCCTTCAAAACCCTTTCTTGTTGTACTTTTGTTCTTTTCTGTGCCATTTTGTAATGTTTTATTTATGAATCCAATCCTTTAAACGCTTTTAACGGATAAAAAACTAAACTATTTCTGTAACCATCTTTTGCTGTTGGTACAATAGGTGTAACTCCGTGAACATTACGCCACGCAGGATACACTAACATTGAATTATCACAACTATCCATAGTTGCAGCATAATCAGGTACAGTAGTATTACCACCTGTTGCATTATTCTTCTTAGCTATTATAACATTTACACAACCTTTTATATTGCCATTATCTCTGTGAAAAGGTGCAGAAATATTATAATTTGAAATACTACTAGTGAACAATTTACCAAATCGCCATCTTTCAGGCACATTTTCTTCTATTAGCTTTTTTTGGTTTTCGTATATATTAGGTGTTATTTTTTTTATTATTTCTTCACTCTCTTTACATAATAACATCATAGCTTTAATAAAAGTTTTTGCGCTATCAACATTATGCACGCTACTTATAGTTGGGTATGGTCTTCGCATATGTGGTTTAGGTGGTACACTTCCAATAATCGTGCTATATTGCAATACTTCATTTTCTGCATTAGTGAAGCCGCTAGACCTTTTCATTACGCTCTTAGGCACGTTTTTACTTCTTAGTTCTTGATTTGCGAGCGCAGCTAATTTAGATGCTTTTTCAGAGTATTTAGATATGTCTTTTATATAAAACCCTATTGGCTCTCCATCGTGTAAAAATAAAGTATCCTCTGAAATATTAGGATCTATGTGTCCGCATACATCTCCAATTTTTGTATTGTGTTCTATTTTTTTCAGTTGTATGTGTTTCATTTTTTTTCTTCTTTTAATTTTTCAATCAACATCATACCAACATAACCGCCTTGCTCTCTCCAATATTTAACTAGTTCAAATGCTTCTTCATAGTGTTCTAGTTCAAAAGGTATTTGAATTGCTTTTTTAACACCATTAGTCATATCTTGTAATTCATCTGAAACATCTTCATCATCCAATATTGAATAATCAACATATTCTTCAGG